CAATCGTTGCAGCCGAGTAGGTGTTGACGCGAGGGATCTGGAGGTTCTCGCCGCCGGCAGTCGTCAGGACTGTCGAGGTGGTGAGCATCGGACCAACAAGGCGAGCCTTGAGAATGATCTGATCATAAAACGAAGTTGCTACTGGCGCTCCAGTATTCGTCTTCAGAACGTCGCGCTTCTCAAACTCAAGCGAACGAATCTCGCCGCGAGCAAGGCTACGGATAGCCTCAGCATCGTCGTCGTCAGCAGGGGCAACCTCGTCCGTGCGGACGCTGGCAGCAGCAACGTCGAGGCGCTGGGCGCGCTCTTCGTCCTTCGTGATCTGCTCGATGACGCGAGCGCGGTTGTCCATGTCCTCGGAGATGCGATCATAAATCACGTTCTCCTCGGCGGTCAGGTCGCGAGACTCGGCGGCAGCTGCGTCGAGCAGGTGCTTGGCCTCTTCCCATGCAGTTGCGCGCAGTTCGGTCTGGCGCTTCAGGTATTCGGACATCAGGGTGATCCTTTCAAGAATCAAAAGTGTGGTCTAACGGATGTTCCGAGCGGCTCCGCATCGGATGCGCCTGCCGCGGCTCCGCAGATCAGACAACCCCAATGGTAACAGCGCGAAAGTACGTCTAGACGCGCGAGAACAAAAGATCAAGTTGCTTGCGCTTCATGTCCAGCGAAGCCTTCGCCTCATCACCGATCGAAGTGTCGGCGCGCAACTTCTGCACGACCGACTCGATCAGCATCGCCGCGTCGTCGTCAAGCGTTTCGCCGGCTTCGAGTTTCGTGATCGCCGCGTCGAGCAGACCAGCGTCAGCACCCGTCGCGGCGGCGAGGTTGTCGAGGCTACGCACGCCGGCGGTCGTCGCTCCGTAGGCCGGGAAGGCCGTCACGATCGACACCTCATGCAGACGCACCTCGCGCAGTTCACGCGTCGCACCATCCGAAGACCACGAATCGCCACCACTCGGAACGCTGAAGCCAAACGACATCGAGTCAACATCTCCCCGACGAATCAGGTAGGCAAGATCCTTGCCGTCCGTCGTTTCTGGAAGATCAGCCTCAACGCGCAAGCCGTGAGAATCCTCCGACAGACGCAGGGTACCCGCGCGCTTCGACGCCAGCACGCGCGTCGTGTCGTGGTTCACAAACATCTTGATCTCGTTACGCGATCCCAGCGAATTAGCAAACGCGCCCGGAGCGATCCGCTCAATGAACGGCAACGGCTCAGAATCAGAATTGAACACGGCAGCGTAGCCCGTGAAAGCCATCCCGTCACCTTCGCCGAGGTCGCGTAACTCAAACTCGTTGACGGTGATGCGACGTGTCTCGACGGCAGTAGTCATAGGGTCAATGGTAGCACCGCGCATCGCGTCACCTTCCTCGGCTTTGATCGCCTCGGCTTTCCGAGCGAACCAATCCATCGCCGGCTGCGGATCTAGCGCGTCAATGCCCCAAAGGTAGAACGCTACCGCGCCAGCGCCGGGGAATCCCTCAGCCTCGGGATCACGGTTATCTTCGGCGTCGAGATCGACCAGGTGCCGAGCAGCCCACGCGTTCGTCCTGATTACCTTGTCTTCGGACACTTCACCGTCAGCCATGAGGCGAGCCTCGCGGATCGTGCGATCGACAACACCATCGCCAGAGAGGCCAGCCTCGTGATACTCCAAGCCGCGCGCGGCGGCTTCGATGATGTATTCGGGAAGCATCAGATCGACCACACGCGCGTCGAGCTCGCGCGTCGACTTCGGATGCCCCTCGGGCAGCAGATCAAAATCGGAAATATACGCAGGATTCTCCGGGCGCCCTCGGCGCAGCAAATACAGGAAAGCATTGACACGCGCCATCGACCAGGCAGCACGCGAAATGCCGGGACGATGACTAGTCGAATACGCGCCCGATCCGCGACGATAGACGGCAGCGAGTTGTCCGAAGGTCGTGCGTGTGTACGCCGGACGATCATCCGCTTCCATCGCGTCGTTGTGTTCCGTGACTTTATTGCGTAGCGCCGTTTCCGTCGTCGCGCCTAACTCAACATCGCCGCCGGCGCCGGATGCCGAGCCGGGATCGTTCGCGTCCGAGCCGGTGATCTGGTCCTCGGCTGGTGCTGGCGCGCGATACGCCTCGCCCGCGTCGTCGGCGTCGTCTTCGTGAGGCTGCCAAGCGTTGCAATAATAGGCGCCGTTGACGTACTCGTCCCAACGCTCACACCAAGCCTTGTCGCCCTGCACGTTCGACTCATCATAGAAATGACAGTTGCCGCAGGCTCGCCCTTCGGGAACGTCCTCGGCGAGTGCCGGACGGTAGTTCTCAGGCAGGGCGCGTTCGCCTCCCGGCTCCAGCCCTTCCTTCAGCGAGATCGCCACCATCTGATCGATCGCCTCCTGTTTGGTGCCGTGACAATGAATCACGATCAGCTCCCCGCCTTCGTCCTCTTTCACCGTCGCCCATCCCGCGCAGGTCGGCTCTTTGTCGCTAATGAAGTAAGGCATCCTTACATCCTCTGGATCATCACGCTGACCGAGTTCGTATGCGCCGCGATCCCCCACAATCCCTCGCCAGGATTGAGCGTGATCTGACGCTCCTCTTTGCCGTCTAGGTGAATGCCGGTCGAAGTCGTCACGCCAGAATCGCCAAGAAAAACTTGCTGGCTCGACTCGTTATTATGAACCGTCACGCGCTGCGACATATCATCCGGCGCACACAAAAGCGTCGCCGCCGTTGTCACGCTAATCTGTGCCGTCGTCATCGTCACGATGCTACCGGATACGCCGCCGCTGGATCTTCGGGATCAACCTGTGCGATCGCTTGCAGCTGCGTAGATGGCAAGCCCGTATGCGGCAACGCATCCAACCCGAGCGACGCGAGCGTAGACGCGGGATCGAAGCCAGCCTGCACAAGCCGGACCGCGATCGAGGTCTTCTTCTCAAGCTCGGTCAGGTTCGCCGCAGCAAGATCCACGTTTGCAAGCGGCACGCGGTACACGTCGCCACCATCCGCCGGCGGCATGTCCTCTAGCCGGTGAATGTCATTGATCGAAAGGAAGCCCGACTGGATACCAGTCGAGAACGATGCGTAGCGGGTAGCCTGGTCGCCGCGCAGCAAGCCGTCGACGTTGATCTTCAGGAAGGCATCACCGGGGATCAGGTTGCTGTAGGCATCCTCGATCTTGACGATGTACGGACGTAGGCAGTAAGTGACGAAATGGATGCCGTTCATCTCGACGGACGCATAACTCATCGCGCCGGGAGTGGTCACGCCCAGCAAAGCCGGCGGACAACGGAACGCGCGCGCAATCTCCTCGGTGGAGTATTGACGCGACTCCAACATCTGCGCCTCATTAGGCGCCGCCGATGTCTGCGAATACTTTGCCCCACCGAACAGGACGCCGGGACGATGCGAGCGCCGAACCGATCTATGCTGCTCCTCGAATGAATCGCTCAGGTCCTTGGCCTGCTCCCTACTAAGTTGGCCGGGGAACTCGATAACGCCTCCCAGCGTGCTGCCCTGCCCGAAGAACAATTGCGCGAACGTGTCGAGCGCCCTACCGAGCCCAAGTGTGTCGCGGATCAGATCAATGCGAGAACGTCCACGCAACTCACCCGGCAGCAAGAGCTCGGTCAGATGCATCATCTCATCATGCGGGACAATCTCGCGCCCGTTGTCGATCGAATACTCGACCCGGCGCGTGACGTTGTTGCGCTGAACCTCGACCTTGCGCGGGTTGAGTACGACCAGACCAGCAATGCCCTGATCGTCGCGCAAGATCCGAATGAAGGCATTGCCGTTCATCAGCAGAGAAATCAAGACCTGTGAGAAATGCGTCGTGCGCGACATGCCAACCTCGGGCAAATCCAACCAGACGGGGCGCGGATAGTTCACGCGCTCAGTACCATCGCGGCGGAACGTGTCGATCGGCAGCGTCGAGATAGAATCAGCGATCAAGCGCACGCACGCGTAGACGGTGCCGAGTTTGAGCGCCTCGTCTTGGTTCATCGTGACACCAGAGTTCGTCGTCAATGCAAGGGAGTCGCCCGAAGCGAAGATAGTCTGGAACGAGATCGATCGCTCCTCAGAATTATTCCGCCCGAACAGTCCGCCTAGCATTCGTTAGTTCCTCTCAATTGCGACGGCGAACGCGATCATGAACGCTCCGGCTAGGGTGATTCCTGCTGGCACGAACACCAGCCCGACACCCGTCGAGATAATGATCGCGCCTAACACTTGTAGACATATGATAGCCGCCCTAAAAGGCGTAGAATCCCGGCGCACTTTGCTCTCCCTCTGTTTGTAGAATAGCCCCATAGTTAGCCATCACCGCAGCGACCAGCGCATCGATGCGTTGACGCTGACGGATCTTGGAAATCTTCCATCCTCTATCTGTCTGTGCTGCGGCCGTTGAAAGGACGTGAGCCGCAAGCTCGCCGTCGTTCCCTGCGTGAATGATGCGTCCCTCGCCGAGCATCGAATACCACGCCTGGTACGCGTCCGCCATGATCGCCGACGACTGGACCATCGTCACCATCGTCACGCCCTCATCGTCAAGCGCCTGCGCGGAACGCTCGAAGAAACGCGGGTCGTAAAAGACGCCGGCGACCGCGTAGCGCGCCGTCAGTTCCCGAAGGTGCGCCTCGACGTCGGAGAGGTCAACATTCTTGCCGGGTTGTGGCGTCCAGATCTTCGCCTCGATAAGTACCTTCTCATCGTCCGGGCGCTGGTACGCAACAACGCACGCCGTCGCATCGTGGACAATGCCGACATCGATCCCGATCGAAACGCGCGCACCGTCGGGGATCTTTGCGTCCCGTTCGATTGCATTGTTCCACCAGTCCGCGCTGATCCACGCTGACGATCCAGCAACCCAAACGCAGCCGTGCAGCTGCAAGACTTCCTCTATGGAGAGCTCGGGATTGTTTGCTTGGCGCTGGAGGTAATCGTCCGTGATCCACGATGCGGGATTCGCCAGCCGCATATTGGCTATATCACTAGGGTCTTTCGTTGGCGCGCTGTAGTTGTAGATCAGCGTTGCCGCGTCATGGTTGCGGCTGATCGTCAATCCCGGAGTCTTCTCAACATCACCGACGGCTTCGTTGCGGTTGACCATTCTGCCGAGGATCGACTCGTCCCGCTCATTGGCGTCGCCGGCGGTCGTGATCGTAAATGTCTGCGTCTTCTTTCGAGCGCCACCACCCGTCGTCAATGCCGCCCACGCCTTGCGTTGCATCGGCTTCGTCCAGGCATGAAGTTCATCGGCCACCACTAATGATGGGCTATACCCATGCAGCGTGTTCGGGTCAGACGCCATGCGGAGAATCTTTCCGCCACCATCTACGCGCGAGATCTCCCCGATGTAATCGCGGAGAACGACCTGCGCCGCGAGTTCTTGATTCTTACGAATGTACGCCGTGCAAGCATCGAACAATCTGCCTGCCTGCTTATCGCTAGCTGCCGCAAGTAGGATCTCGGGTTGTGTATCGTCGGTCAGCAAACTATAGAGCGCGTACGCGGCGAGCAGAGCAGTCTTCCCGTTCTTGCGGGACACACATAGGGCCACGCTCGACCAAGCGGGCGTTAGTCCATCCGCAGATTCCATCGCGAGCGCCTCGCCCATGAAGTCAATCTGCCACGGCTCTAGAATGAGCGGCTCATTAGCAAACTGGTCAATCGACTGGATCAAGTACGTCTCGCACCACCACGCGAAATGATCGACGCGGCTACCCGGCGAATACTTAGTCCACGCAGGCTTCGGCTTCGCAGCGGTGCGCGCCACTATCCTGCACGCTTCGCAATTGTCACCAGCGGCGGCGGCGCTTTATCGCGCGCCGACGATGCGCCAGGTGGACGGCCGACCGGACGCTTCTCCTTATCGGCACCCGGCAGCAGACCGAGCTCCTTGCCAGCCCGAGCAGCCGCCACTTCCGACGATTCGATCATCTTGACCAGCGGATGCGGAGCAGCTGCACCGTTTGGATAAATCATCAGCGCCGGCGATCCTGCGTCAGCCCACTCGGTCCGAGCGAATGCAACCATATCAATCGCGCGCGCGAACCGCACGATCGCGTGTTCGTACTTCTGCCAGTCAGGGAGATTGCAGACTTGCTCGACCGCGAGCAGAAACGCGTGCGCGCCTTCGCTTTTGAGATCCGACGGTGCGGCGAGATCGAGCGCCTTCGCACCGAGCGTCGAAACGGGGTGCGTGGACGCAGTTTCTTGCTCAGAAACGT